TGTTTTACCAACATCAACGGACTTAGTAACCGATTTACCAGCCGACTTTGACGTGGCATTGCAAGGCGTTGACACAAGGCTAAAAGCATTGCAACCAGGAACAACACTTGGTGATCTTGCATATTCATCTGCAACTGCAAACACAAACACGCGTTTAGCAATTGGTTCAACAAATCAAGTTTTAACGGTTACTGGTGGAGTGCCAGTCTGGGCAGCCCCTACTGGTGGTTATTCTACTTATCAAATTTTTACATCATCAGGAACTTTTACAGTTCCCGCAGGAATTACAAAATGCGCCGTTTATGTAGTTGGTGGCGGCGGCGGTGGCGGCGGCGGCAGGGGTGGTGCAAGTGGTGGCAGTGGTGCTGGTGGTGCTGGTGGCGGCGGCGGTGCAATTACATTTGACCCATTTTACACAGTAACACCCGCAGCAAGTATTACCGTAACAGTCGGCGGCGGTGGGGCTGGTAGTGCTGGTGGAGTAGCAGATACGGCAAGCGTCCACGGAAGTGATGGAGTAGCAGGTACATCTTCGGCTTTTGATAACAACACCGCGGCAGGTGGTGCTGGCGGTGGCGGTAGTGCCACCAGTAGTGTTGGTGGAGTAGCAGGTACAGTTGGACTTTTAACTGGAACTAAATCAGGTGGCACAGGTGGCATAAGTTCTTCAGGGGGTGCGCCAGTTGCCCCTACTTTTACATCCGTGCAATCAATACTTAATCAAGCAGGCGCATTAGGTTCTAATGGAGTAACTGCAACAGTCGGAACAACACTCAAAGCAGGTGGAGTTGCAAGCAATGCAGGACACGCTGGCGGCGGTGGTGGCGGCGGTGGTAGCAACAGCACCACATTAAATTATGCTGGTGCTATTGGAGTTGGTGGCGGCGGTGGTGGCGGCGGTGCTGCGTCTGGAACAAGTACTACAATTGCACAAACAGGCGGAAATGGCGGCGCAGGGGCAGCAAATCGCGGCGGTGGCGGCGGTGGTGGCGCGGCTGCAACAAAGAGCGGTACTACTGCGGCGGTATTTGCTACTGGTGGCGCAGGCGGCAACGGCGGCTCAGGCGTAGTCGTTATATTTTACTAAGGAGAATATAAATGGCACATTTTGCAGAAATTGATAAAGACGGTTTTGTCCTTCGCGTCTTGGTTGTAGATAACTCTCAAGAAAATCGTGGTCAAGATTTTTTGGCTAAGGATTTAGGACTTGGCGGCACTTGGATTCAAACTTCATATAACGCAAACATTCGCGGCAAATACGCAGGTGTTGGCGATCGTTATGACAAAGACAAAGACGAATTCATTGCACCCGTTATTATTCAAGAAACTTCGGCTGAATGAATTATCCACACGGCACAAATGCCAGGTTAATTGAAGTTGCAGCCGCTGAAGTGGGCACGGTTGAAGAAGGCGACAACCTGACAAAGTATGGCAAATTTATGAACGCTGACGGTTTGCCGTGGTGCGGTTCATTTGTCAATTGGTGTGCCAATGAGGCTGGCGTAAAGATTCCTTCAATGGTTTCAACCGCGGCTGGCGCATATAAACTTAAAGAATTTAATCGTTGGTCAAACATGCCACAATTAGGTTCTTTGGCTTTCATGGATTTTCCACACGACGGGGTTGACCGTATTAGCCACATTGGAATTGTTGTCGGACTTATTGACAAAAACACATGCTTGACAATTGAAGGCAACACAAGTGGCTCAGGCGATCAACGCAACGGTGGCATGGTAATGATTAAAGTTCGCAGTTTTGCACCTGGTAAAGAAATCGTGGGTTTTGGAGTTCCCAAGGTTGTTACATACAACGGGGAGTTTCCAAAAATAGAAATACCTTCGGGAGACAAACCAAAGAAGGGCAAAAAGAAATGAAACAAGCAAAAGCACTCGCAGCGTCATGGGGTCGTTCATTCATGGCTGCCGCGTTAGCACTCTACATGGCAGGGGTTACTGACCCAAAGACTTTAGCAATGGCAGGGGTTGCAGCCGTCGCACCCGTCATTTTGCGCTGGCTCAATCCTAATGATTTGAGTTTCGGTTCAAAGGGGAAATGAAACGAAAACTTGCAGCGGCATGCCTAGCGTTAGCAATGACCTTGGGCATGTCGTCTTGCGGGTATCAGGGCTGGGTGCGTTATCCATGCCAAGAATTTGAAAATTGGGAAAATCCTGAGTGCAACCCACCCCAATGCGAAACTTTAGGTTTATGCACAAAGGATTTATTTGACGACGGGGTTTTGGAGAATGGCTAGAAAAAAATACACGCCTGAAGAATTACACGCTCGCTTGATCGTGACCATTGGAATTATTTTGGCGATAGTTTTTGCCGTGTCAGTCATTTCAATGCTTTACGCTTTGTTATTTATTACCCAGCCAATGAAACAAGCACCCAACGACGCAGCGTTTATTGATCTAGTTTCGACTCTCACAGTTTTTTTGACTGGCACATTGGCTGGAATAGTCAGCGCAAACGGTTTGAAAACAAAACCCAAGTTAGACGAAACGCCAAAAGACACGCCGACCACCACGCCTGATTCTTGACTAGGCGCGTCTCTTAGGTCATTCTGAATTCAGGTGGTAGTCGTTGCCACCTAGATTCGGGAGAAATCAAAATGGTCGTTGATCTACTTGACCCAGCAACTTTGGGTCGTCTTGTTGTATTGGCGGTTTTATTCGTCATTTCAGCCGCGTATGGATACTCACGTGGACACAAAGAAGGAAGCCGTGAAGGCTACATTCGAGGACGCGCAGTTGTACGTCACGTTTCTGCAATCAACAAGGAAGTGAAATAAATGGGTTTCCTAGACAATTACGAAGCCAGCCGCGAAAGGCTGGAACGCTGGAATCGCACATTTCCTGACGGTCGCATTGAAACCCGCATTGTTGAATTCAGTGCTGAAAAGGGTTATGTATTAGTCGAGGCAAAAGCCTTCAAAAACTCAGAAAGTATTGTCCCAGCGGGCATTGATTTTGCTTATGGATACCAGGGCGCTTACCAGCAAAACATGAAGCGTTGGTTTGTCGAAGATACGACAACCAGTGCGATCATGCGAGTGCAGCAATTGGTCATGGGTGGTGCAGAAAGGTCAACCCGTGAAATTATGGAACAGGTGGAAACAACACCAACAAAAATTGCCAATGCTGACCCGACAAACTTTTGGTCAATTGAACCAAATGAAAAATCAGGGGTTGCGTCATTTGCGTCTTCAGTGGAAGAAATAGCAACACAATTAGGTGGTGAATTGTTAGCCGAAGCGCCAACGTGTTTACATGGTCACCGTGTTTGGCGTACTGGCACAAGCGCAAAAACAGGCAAACCATGGGGCAATTACTCATGCGTCGAACGTAAGCCAAAACAATGCGAGCCTTATTGGTTTGTTTTATCTAGCGACGGAAAATGGAAACCACAATTATGAGTGATTACATTGAACTAATTAACCCAGCCACAAGGGTTTGCAGATTACTTCAAAATGGCAAGTTAATAGCCGAATACAAACTTGAACAATGCGACAAATGTTCAATGTTGGCAAAAATGGACGAATTTGGCTATGTCCGCGGCGAAGGTAACGAAAAGTTATTATGGTTTTGTGGTGCTTGTCGGTGAAAATTAAGATAAGCCGCAAAGACGAATTGACCTGTCTTAAAGCCGCCATTTCATTTATTGAAAATGGTGACGAAACTTTGGACACTGAGAGACGTTACAACACGGGCTTGACCTTTTACGAACGCGTTTCTGAATTGGCTGAAACCATTGCAAGTGAATGGGTTGTTGCCCACCACTTAGGTTTTAATTATGACCCCTTTGAACCTAAAATGAAAAAAAAGGCTGACGTGGGTGATAAGTTTGAAGTCAAATGGACAAAGCACATCGCAGGGCAGTTGATCGTCCATGAGTATGACCGCACAAGTGACATTGCAATTCTTGTGACTGGTCAAACGCCGCATTATTACATTGCGGGCTGGATTCCCGTATCTGTTGCCCAAAAGTCACGATTCCGTCATTCTCACCAACCGACTTGGTGGGTCAGTCAAATCAACCTTCAACCTATTGACAATTTAAGGAAATCTATTTATGGAAACAATTGAGTTTGAATGTCGTCAATGCAAAAAGGTAACAAATCAGGTTATACACAAAGTCACTGACACTCTTCCACCTGGCGTCGAAGTCTTGCAATGCACAAAATGCGAGGTCATGGGCGTTGCATTGGTAGAGTCAAACGAGTGAAAACTTATCCACAGGGCTTTCCCACATGGGTGCAAAACTTGTGGGACACGCTCAAAGCCATGCGTAAATTTGACATGGACTTGCGTGGGGGGTGTACGCTGGACGCATACAACACACAGAGCCCTTCTCACCCTATTTCCAAGAATGAATCATCTTTCAATTATCTTGTAAAGATTAAAAAAATGATGAATAAAAAACTTAAATCTTTGTTGTTGATCGCGGTTCTTATCGCATTGCAAGGGTCGAATACTGCTCACGCAGCCACAAAAAACACTGATTCACTTCGACTCTATGCACATTCTAGGATAGTAAGTTTTGAACAATTCTTGTGCTTTAACAAGATCATTACAAAGGAAAGCAATTGGCGAGTCAATGCCAAAAATGGTAGTCACTTTGGTATAGGTCAAATGCGCTCGCAGTGGTATCGAAACCTTGACGGCTTTCGTCAGGTTGATGAAACAATTAAATACATACATAAGCGTTATCAAACGCCATGCAAGGCGTGGGCACATCATCAGAAACACAATTGGTTTTAATCATGGCAAGTGCATTGAAAGACAATGGTTCAACATCAGAGTGGAGACGCATACGTCAGCGCATACTTCAAAGGGACGGTCACACATGCCAGGCTTGTGGGGCTGAAGGAAATTCAGTTGACCACATCATTCCAAGGCACGCATTCGAAGGAAATGCTGATATTGATTCTAACCTGCAAACTTTGTGTGTTTCGTGTAATTCTGCCAAAGGGGGTCGGTTTTTTAGTAGGCAAGCGACACCCCTGACTCTCCCTGTTCCTTTTTCCCCCAAAAACGACTCAAAGAGCCACGAAAATGACTAGTAAGGTCACAAAAGGTCACCTACTGGCTCAAAGCGGTTCTAATGGGCTGCAAACGGTTTTGGGTAGAGACACAGAGGGGCAAAACACCGATTTTGGCGTTGAAACCCCAAGAATCCACACGCCATTGAACGATTTGCCTAGTCGCGGGCTTGAATTGGTTGATTTGGCTTCCAGTTTGTCAATTGATCTTATGGAATGGCAAAAATTTGCGTTAATTCACACGCACAAATATAAACCTGACGGCAGGTGGGCAACTCCAGTAAACGTCATCACCGTTGCCAGGCAAAATGGAAAAAGTTTTTTGCAGCAAGTCAGAATTCTTGGCGGTTTGTTTTTGTGGAATGAGCCGCTGCAAATTGGGTCAGCACACCGACTTGCAACAAGCCTTGAACAATTCAGGGCGCTAGTTGGTGTTATTGAACAAAACGACACATTGGCAAAACAAGTAAAACGAATACGTTGGGCGCATGGTGCTGAAGAAATTGAAACAATCCACGGGACACGTTTTATTGTAAAGGCTGGCGGTTCAGCGGCTCGCGGCGTTAGTCGCCCTTCAACTTTACATCTTGATGAATTGCGTGAAATGTCAGATATGGAAAGTTTTGCAAGTTTGCGTTACACCCTTATGGCTGCGCCCAATCCTTTAGTCATGGCGTACACAAATGCTGGCGATCATTCAAGTTTGGTTTTGAATTCTTTTCGCGAGCGCGCCCTTGCAAAAATTGCTGGTGCTGAAGATGAAATTGGCTATTTTGAATGGTCAGCACCTACTGACGAAATCAGCGTGGAAAATGCCAAATGGGCAAACCCCGCCATGGGCATAACAATTCACGCAGATAACATTCGCAGCGTTTTGAATGACCCACCTGACGTTGTAATGACTGAAGTCTTATGTCGTTGGGTTGTTGCAATAAATTCTGCCGTGGACGCGGCTGCCTGGAGTAATTGCCTAGACAAAACTATTGATCTTGATACCGAAAAACAAACATGGCTGGCAATTGATCTTTCACCCGACAGAAAACACGCAAGTCTTGTAGGCGCACAAAAATTGGGCGAAGAATCATTTGTTGTCAAGTTGCTTCATACTTGGTCAAATGATTTGCAATTGGACGATAAGGCAATCGCGAACGAATTGGCAGATTATGCCCGCAAGTATCCGACCCAATACGTCCTTTATTCAAGGCGCACGGCAGGGGCAGTTGCAGCCCGACTTGCACCCGCTGGCATTGCAATTTTTGACATGGACACGGTTTACCCACAAGCATGCGACGAAATGCTTTCTGCAATCAACAGTGGTCGTATGAAACACAGGGGTCAGTCACAATTGACCGAAGAAATTTTGGCAGCCGTTCAATTGCGTCGTGGCGACGGTGGTTGGGTTATTGGAAGGCGCGCGTCAAAATCGGTTGTTTGCGGTGCGGTGGCAGTTGCGTTGGTTACACATTTTGCGACACGCCAAGAGAATGATCTTGACATTATGGTGGGTTAAATCGTATAAGCCTGACACAATTTAGGCATGGGTTTACTTGATATATTTTCACCGACAAAGCCGAGGGCAGCCGTCACTGCCGCTTCGGTTGACGCAGCCGCAATAGCACCGTACTACCCCGAACAGGGGCAACTTTTCTTTTCAGGTGTAACTAGCGCAATCCGATCTGAAGCAATGACAATTCCAACAATTGCACGTTCACTTGGAATAATTCAAACCGTTGCTTCACTACCTATGCACACACGCAACGAAGCAACAGGCGAAAAAATACCGCAACCGCGTGTAATCAATCAGCCTGACCCAAGAATTCCAGGGACAACATTTTGGTCATGGATTATTTCAGATTTATTTTTCTTTCCCAGTGCTTATGCATACGTTATGGAACGTTATGCCGACACGGGAAGAATTCGTGCAATGGAACGTGTTGCACCTGAGCGCGTAACAATTCAAACAAATGGCATTGGAACAGAAATTGTTTCATACTCAATTGACGGGTCTTATGTTGACCCAGCAAACTTAGTCGTCTTCGCTGGCGCACAAGAAGGTTTGCTCAACCGCGCTGGTCGAACAATCCGCGCCGCTGCGTCATTAGAGCGCGCAGCGTTAGATTTCGCAGCCGACCCAATTCCACAAATGGTGTTGAAATCCAATGGCACATCATTGCCAGCCGATCGTGTTTCAAAGTTATTAGGTGCAATTCGTAATCGTGCAAAAAAATCCGTTATTTATTTGAACGCCGACGTTGACCTTTCAACAATTGGTTACGACCCAAAGAATTTACAATTAAATGAAGCACGAAATTACTTGGCTTTAGAATTGAGCAGGGCGGCAGGGCTTCCAGCGTATTTTACAGATTCGCAACAATCAACATTTACTTATTCAAACGCGTTGGACAAACGTCGCGACCTTGTGGATTTTGCGTTTAGAAATTACATGTCAATTATTGAGCAACGTTTATCTTTTGCAGATTTTACAAGCGCGGGCAATCGCGTGTCGTTTGATTTAGATGATTTCTTGCGTGGCAATCCTTA